ATTACGCTGCCCGTTGGGGCCGCAAAGTCAGAAACACCATCCAGACCAACCAATCGAGCCTCAGGGTCAGGATATCAGACGACTCAAGAGCTGCAGACCGTTGGGAGACATCCCTTGGCGGCGGGATGTCTACTGCTGGCACCAAAGCCGCATTGACGGGAAAGGGCGGCCACTGCCTGATTATCGATGACCCCCATAAAGATCGCAGAGAAGCCGAGTCTCCAGCCATAAGAGAGCAGATCTGGGACTGGTGGACGGGTACAGCCAGGCCAAGGCTTGAGCCAACGCCTCTGACCCCTAACGGCGTGGTCATAGTCATAATGACCCGCTGGCACGAAGAAGACCTCGCAGGCAGGCTCAAAGCCAGGAAAGTTGACCTGGACGAGGAATCCGGCCATGCCCTTCCCTGGATAGACTTCAGGCTGCCAGCCATAGCAGAGGAGAATGATATCCTGGGCCGGAAGCCAGGCGAAGCCCTCTGGCCTGAGAAGTATGATCTTTCCTCTCTTCAAATCACCAGAGCAGAGATGAGCCCCTATGACTGGGCTTCCGAGTATCAGCAAAGCCCGGTGCCTAAATCTGGCAACCTCTTCAGGAGAGAGTACTTCCAGCCGATAGAGGTCATTTGATTCTCAATCTCGAATCCCCAGCCCTTAAGCAGCCAGGCCTAAAAAGACTATGACACTTGCACAATCACAATCCATCCATGTCATAGAAAAGAGCAGTTTGAAGAGAGCCATATTCGTTGACCTCGCCGCCTCCAGGAAGACCTCTGCAGACTACACAGTCATTGCTACAGTTGGCAAAGATACAGAGCAGAACATCTACATCCTGGATATCCAGCGCGGCAGGTGGACCTGGCCCAGGGCTTATGGATACATTGTATCTGCCATCCTGGATAACGACATCAGGCTTGCAGGCGCTGAAACCAACGGCTTCCAGCTGGCAGCCTTCCAGGAGCTGGTCTCTGACGAGCGGCTTTGTGATGTGGCCTTTTATCCTGTGCCCGTAGACTCTGATAAGGTCAGCAGGTCTCTCGTCCTCTCGGCCAGGGGAGCTGCAGGCAAGCTCTACTATGCCAAAGGAGCGAGCTGGGCTGAGGACCTCATAACCGAGTTCGTGCGCTTTCCCAATGCTGCTCATGACGATATCGTGGACGCGGTCTCAGGCTGCGTCTATCTTCTGAATAACTTCGAGGTCGGTGATCCTATTGTTGAGCTTGACAGCATCTACAGCACGCCCTCATGGAGGTCTTGATGTCGAAAAAGCCCTCAAACGTTAGACAGCTGCTCACCCAGATGGGCAGGACTGGGCTTAACCAGTGGGGAGGCATAGTTTCAGAAGAATGGTATCCGCCTCTGCAGGGAGCTGCAGGGGCCAGGATCTACAGGATGATGGCCGACAACTCGGCCATAATCTCTGCTGGCCTCTACTCTGCAGAGATGCTGATATCAAAGGCACCCTGGAGGATAGTTGAGGCCTCAGACAAGCGAGCTGATTTAGAGGCCAGGGATTTCATCAAGTCCGCCTTCTTCGACATGAACCCCTCATGGGTTGAAACGCTACCTTCTATCCTCACCAACATGACCTACGGCTGGGCCTATCATGAGAAGCTTTTCAAGAGGAGAAATGGCCCTGACCACTGGAACCCGAACCTTCAGAGCCAGCACGACGACGGGATGATAGGCTGGAAGTCATTCGATCTCAGGTCCCAGGACTCCCTTATCAGGTGGGAGTTCGATGAAAATACTGACGAAATCCTGGGGATGTGGCAGATGCCTGCTCCCACATTCGAGGAGAAGTTCGTGCCGTTTTCCAAATCTCTTCTCTTCAGGACCAGGTGGACCAAGAACAACCCAGAGGGCATCTCAATGCTTAGGGGCGCCTGGAAGTCATGGCGCTATGCCGAGGCCATCCAGGAGTACGAGGCAATGGGCGTGGAAAGAGACCTCGCTGGCATGGGAGTCCTCTATGCTCCTGATGAGGTGGTCAACCCCAAGAAGGGCAACAAGGACTCCCAAAAAGCCCACCGCAGAGCCGTTGAGCTTGTAACCCATGTGAAGAGGGGCGAAGAGGAGGGGTTGCTTCTTCCTTCAACTCGTGATGCCAATGGCCATCTGAAGTACGAGTTCAAGCTTTTGGGGTCTTCAGGCACCAGGCAGATCAACACCTCCCAGATCATCAACCGCTATGACAGCCGCATTGCAATGACAATGCTCGCCGATTTTCTGTTGCTTGGCATGCAAAGGCAGGGCTCTTATGCCCTGGCAGCAACAAAGTCAGAGCTTTATGAAGCCAGTCTCAGAACCATAGCAGACCGCATCTGTGCAGTTGTAAACACCTATGCCATTCCTGAGCTGCTCCGAATCAATCCCCTGGACGAAGAAATCGCCAGGCCTCCTCAGCTCATATGTGGAGACCTTTCTGTTCCCGACATCTCCCAGGTCTGTGACTTGATCAGGACGCTTTCGGGCGCACAGGACATCCTGAAGGACGACCTGGAGCTTGAGAACCACGTGAGGAGAAAGGCCGGGCTGCCATCCAGAAAGACTCCAGCCACTCAGGAGCTTTCGAAGTCTGGTACATCTCCTGGTCAATCAGCTTCAGGTGTCATAGAATCGTACCGCAGGAGGTTCCCCAGGGCTATTCTCAGGAGGGCTGCATGAGCGAGCAGCCAAACGGCTGGTACTGGATTGCCCATGACAGGGCCTGCAAGCGCTGTGAAGAGAGGGACGGCCTCTTCTTCCGTTTATCTACTGAGTTCAAGAAGCTGCATCCCAACTGCAAGTGCGAGCCGCTGTATGCCTATGTGCCAGACCCTGTCTACTCTGATGGCCAGTTTTCTAATCTGACTTCTGACCAAAAGGCCACAGATGCCAAATCTGAATCAAAGACGAAGGCCAAGACCAGGACCACCAATTCAGATCTCAGGCCTCCTGTTGACCTCCTGGAGCGCCTGCCTTTCACTCCAAGCACAGAGGACGTCTACGAGATCGTGGATCTCGGCGACGATGGTGTGACACTTTACAGTGTCAGAAGCGACTATGTCACAGATGCGCCTTTCGACAAGCTCGACGACGACCTGGACATAGAGTATGGGTTCTTCTGCAGGTGGGATGGTGAGAAGCTGGTCCGCTATGAAGGCGTTTTGCCAGACCCAATTTCCAAGCCTGGCGGTCGCCTGCACAGGCTTGAACCCGGATACCAGTGGGCGATTGCAGTCGAGGTGGATGGCCACACCCAGCTCCGGTCCCAGAGCGGCCTTTTGCTCAAAACCGATCCTGAACTTCCTGAAGGGACTGAAATCGGCGATTGGATCGTGGTTGATGCCTCAAATATGAAGGCGGTCGAGGACCCTGATGCCTTAATTTTGAAATCCTCTGTGAGAAAGCTTCAGGGCTTCGAGGATATCTGCGCCTGTGGCTGTGGCAGCCGCAGTCGCTTCAGGCCTGACGGCTCCCGCTTAGAGAAAGAGGCCAGGATCAGGAAGATAGTGATCGAGGCCGACGACAGAGAAAACCGCATTGCCCAGCTCCTGAGCTATATGGGCCAGATCGGCGCAGGCGGGCATTCCTTTTCCATAGTTGTGGATCCAGATAATGGTGAGTATAGGAAGGTATTCTCCTGGGACGGTGACGGCTCCGATAGAATAAATTCGATCTCTGTGGACGGCGTAATTCAAAAGAGCCTGGACCTTTCTGACCAGGGCGCCCACGCAGATAGTGATTTTATCCCAGGCATGGGACCAAGAAATTCCTCGATTGCTTTCATTGCTGCATCCCCAGGCCTGATAGAGAAGGCCAGGCAGGAGCCACTCGTGGGACCGGCAGGCAGGGTATTCCTGGAGAAGTATCTTGGGCCGCTTGGCCTTTCGAAAGACCAGGTCTTCCTCTCCTATATAGTGCCCCAGGTTCTCGTCTCAGATGGCCACGTTCGAGGCCCCACAGGTGAAGAGGTCGCCAGACACCTGCCAGGCCTCATGGCCGAGCTTGAGGAGGTCCAGCCCAGAGTAGTTGTGGCCCTTGGCAAGGTGGCAAAAAAAGCTCTCGGAGACCTGGCCCAGGTCTCGATGCCTCACCCAGAGGCGATCCTGAACAAGGGCGACAGTGGTGAGGTGGCAAGAAAGTTGTTCCAGGTCCAGAAGGCCTTTGGGCATCCCTGCGTCTGGAGTGCGAGGCCGCCAGAGAGCGTGTTCAAGGCCTATGAGGACGACGAGAACCACACCTCTCTGGCCGGGAGCGCTTACAAAGATCACTGGCAGGATTACTATCCAAAAACCGGCAAGGGCCGCTTTGTCTTACAGGCTCACTGGCGCGGCCTTACTGAGGAAGAGACAAAGCTCAGCCATGAGGAGCTTCTCCAGACAGACCGCTCTGTACATTTCGACCTGAGATTTGAGCTTGACAACAGGACCCTTTGGGGCTTCACCGTCTTTGGGGAGCAGACACAAGACAGACTCAAGGCCCCAGAGGGCTCGAAGCTGCTGGCGCCAGAACCCGGAGCTGCCTTGCAAGGAGCCTGGAAGCTGCCACAGCCCCACGCCTGGCTGAAAATCGCAGATAAGGAGCCCTACATCAGCTCCTCTGGTGGGCTTCAGCCACCCCAGAGTTACAGCAAGCTCTTCGTGCTCGATTCTGGCTCCTACAGCTTCTCTTACGCTGATGAGAATAGCCGTGAAGTGTTCATGCTGGGAGAGAAGCTTAAGGGCAGGCTCGTTTTCCGGTTTGCGCCTGTAAGTTCTGGAGGAAAGGCCTGGGTGGTGACCTGGCCAGAGGACCAGGTGGCTTACACTTTAACTCACGCTAAGAAAGATGTCATAGAAAGCCTAAGAGATGAAGGCCAGAGCCACATCATCTGGTCAGAGAGCCCAGGAAAAGCGCCGGAGGTCTTAAATCTTCGATCCAGCACCGATCTGTTCAAAGAAAGCGCAGTGCAGATATTGAAGGCCGATGAAGAGCAAAGGGTCATCTACTGCGTGGCGCTTGAACCCGACTCCTTCGACTTGCAGGGGTCTCGGTTTTCTGCCGATGCCATAAGAGAGGCAGCTGAGGAGTATCTGAAAGGTCCCAGACTGATTTACGATCGTCACCACAGGCCTGCAAATGCACAGCTCATAGACTCGTTCTTCATCGAGAGGGACGGCCTGCTTTACGGCCAGCCCGTTCGTGCAGGCTCCTGGGTTGTGGGAATTCACATCCTGGACGATCTGCTCTGGAAGAAGGTCAGGTCTGGGAAGTATAGAGGAATATCGGTAGGTGGCAGAGGTGTACGGATACCAGTTCGACAGAATTTACCCTCAGCGTCATGATGTTTTGAGGCCCAGATGGCGAGAAATCAGCCTCGTCCCCTGGGGAGCTAACGATAAGCCGTACCTCATTGCCAAGGAGTTCGAGATGCCAAAAATAGAAATTCTGAAGTCTCTCCTCGAAACGCCGCTTGAGGATGAGGCGAAGATAGACCAGATAGCCAAGGAGTTTTCTCTCAAGCCAGAGGCCATCGAGGTCCTGAAGTCTGCTGTTCGCCTGGCAAAGGGCTTCGAAGACGTGATCCCTCCAAAAGAGTTCATTTCGGCCCTGGCCAAGGCTGCTGGATACTCAATGCCAGAACCAGACGCCAGGAAGATGGAAAAAGAGGATCCAGATCAGGGCAAGAAGAAGCAGCAGTGCTGCGGCTATCCGATCAAGAAGTCTGCAGATGGCGAGTTTGACTTAAGCCAGGTGCCAGAGGAGTACCAGGCGATAGTTAAGCAGGCCTGGATAGCAGAAGAGCGAGCTGCAAAGGCTGAAAGCAGGGTTGATGGTCTCGTAGATGAAAAGCTCACCAAGGAGTACATCGAGAAGGCTGGCGACCTCAAAGGCCTGCCAATTAAGAAAGAGGACTTCGGCCCTGTCCTCAAGGGCATTGCTACCAAGGCTCCTGAGGAGTTCGCCAGGCTTATGCCTGTTCTCAAGGCTGCCAGCAACGCAGTGAAGACGAGCAAGCTCTACAAGTCACATGGCTCTGCAGGCGAGGGAATGCCCCAGGACCCATTTGCCCAGCTCCAGGAGTTTGCCAAGTCCTACATAGCCAAGGACGCCTCAATGACCTCAGAAGAGGCTCTTGAAAAAGCTATGGAAGACCACCAGGACCTGGTGGAGCTGTACGAGGCTTCGCTGCCTGGATCAGACACAGGAGAGGGTGACGATGACGAATGAGCGGTCTGTGGTAATCCTCTCTGGAGCTGCAGGTGAGGATCTTTCCACCAGGAGGAACTACCTCTGCAAGATCGACACTTCTGGAGAGATTGTCCTATCTGGCGCAGGCGAGAAGGCCATTGGCATAATCTCCAACTTCGAGTCTGACGATGGCGACCCTGTGGGCTTTGCCTATTCTGGAGAGTACCCTGTGGTTTATGGCGATACAGTAGTCGCAGGCGACGACCTGGCGTCTGACGCAGATGGCAAGGCAGTTCCAGCAGTCGAAGGAGACAACGTAATTGGCACTGCAAAGGAGTCCGGGTCTGCTGACGAGATTCACACAATGATTCTAGGTCCCAGGGGTGTAGGCACCTTCCCCAATGGGTCTTCAGGCGATGTGCTCTGCCACGATGACAGCAGCTGGAAAGCTGGAACCCTTGCAGGCGCTAAATGTGTTATCCCATTCCCAATTGCCCTGAACAAGATCGCCAATGGAGATCTGGTCACTGCATTCAAGCCTGGGTTCCCTGGAGTGATCTCCAAGATTTGTGCAGTGCCAAACGACCCCGCCACGACTGCGGATAAGGCAGCGACCATCAACGCTGAGATAGGCACCACAGACCTTTCTGGAGGAGTGCTCTCTCTCACATCTGCCAACATGACTCCTCTTGGAGCCACTGTTGAGGCGACTGAAATAACGGGTAACAACAGCTTCGGTGCTGACGACTCGATCAGCATTGAGGCTTCCAGTGTTACCGCATTTGTTGAGGGCTCAATAACCATCTACGTGACGCTGACCCCGACGCTGTCAGCTGCATAGGAGGTGAACTAAATGTCTACAAAGAAATATGTGAACAAGCTCCTCTCCAACTGGGGCGTGGGCTGGTGGCAGCGCCAGGAGAACTACATCGCCCTAAAGGTTGCAACCGTGCTGCCAGTCAAGCAGAGGACAGGCAACTACGGGTCAATGGACAGGGCAGACTGGTTCAGAGATGAGGTGGCTGAGAGGGTGAGAGGCCAGGAGTCTGCAGGCGGAGACTACGAGGTAGATCTTGATAATGAATACAACTGCAGGAGGCGGTCGTTCCACTACGACATACCAAACGACGAGCTTGAGGAGACCGATAAGCCCTTTGACCTCAAGAGGGATGGCACCAGGTTCGTCATGCAGAAGTTCGCAATCCGTGCAGAGCGCCAGTTCGCCTCAAGCTTCCTCGGATCCGGCAAGGGCTGGAACGACAGGACTGGGGTTGCTTCCACGACTCCGAGCACCAACCAGTTCACCCAGTTCAACAAGACTGGGGCAAAGCCAGTTGACGTGGTGCATGAGTACAGGGATGAGATCGCAGGCTACGGCTTCAAGCCCAATGTCTTCATCGCCTCTCCAGACCTCCACAGGTGCCTCTGCAACCACGATGACGTTCTCAAGAGGATCCAGTACTCCCAGAAGGGCATAGTCACCGAGGACCTCCTGGCCGAACTATTCGAGATCGAGCACTACTATGTGGCAAGAGCTGTGGCAAATACAGCGGTTAAAGGCGCCGCAGAGAACACAGGCTACATATTCAGGAATGGGTTCTGGCTGGGCTACATAGACCCAACTCCAGCATCTGTAGAGACCCCTACTGCGTGCATGACCTTTGCCCTTGAGAAGTACTTTGGAGCTACCAGGCTTGGCAGCAGGATCAAGGAGTTCCCGATCGACGAGAAGGACTGCGTGAGGATCGAGGGCGACCAGGCAATAGACATGCACATTGTCGAGGGCGCTCTTGGCACACTTGGAGTAACTCCACTTGCAACAGCCTGAGCAGGCTGTTGTTCCCCTTTTTGAGGCACCATGACCTGGACCTACACCAAGAATCTAACAACTCCCAGAGATTATGTCAGATTTCTCATCGGCGACACTGACAATTCCAGTCCCAAGATCTCAGATGAGGAGATCGCAGGCCTTCTCGATGCCAACGATGACGACGGAGTAGCTGCAGCAGCAGAAGGGGCTGAGTCACTTGCAGCTTTTTTCGCTGACATGAGGACTGAGAACGTTGGAGATCTCGAAAATAACCGCCTCAAGACTGACAACTACCTCAAGATAGCCAGGAAACTGAGAGCCAGGATCGAGACTGGAGACGAGTCTGAAGCAGTCTCAGTCTTCGCTGGTGGGCTGCGTCGCCCTAGCACCTTCAGGCAAGGCGATTGCGGAGAAGCTTTTAGAGGTTAGTATGGCCATAACAATTTTATCAAACCCAATGTTCCAGGCGCTCTGCCTTTTGATCGCCCTGGACTACGTGACTGGTATAGCTGTTGCATACTCGAAGAAGGAGCTGGATAGCTCAAAGGGCTTCAATGGCCTATTTGTCAAGTTCGCCCTGATCTCAGTGGTGATAGTGGCAAACGTCTTCATCTCTCTCTACGGCGAAGTCTCTCCTCTGGTCATGAGTGCAATCTTTGCCTTCTTCGTTGCCAATGAGGGTTTGTCTGTACTGGAGCATGCTGCACTCCTGGGCGTGCCAATACCAGGGCAGCTGAAGCTTGCAATGGCAAAGCTCAAAGAGGAGGTGAACGATGCCGCCTGATAGCGTCACGCTCTCGCAGTACAGAGGAAATACCCTGTCCAGAAACATCCTGCTCCTGCAGCAGGATGGCACAACTCCTTTTGATATCACAGGTTGCACAGTCAAATTTTCAATAAGCCCATCTCTTACGGAAGCCGCGCTCATTACAGAGGAGACTGCTGGTGTAACGATCGCAGTGAATGGCCCAGGCGGTTCTATTACACTCGCGGTTCCAGCATCGATAATGTCTGCCCTCAAAAATGCCTCGTACCTCTTCGACGTCCAGGTGACCTTTGCAGATGGCACAGTCCAGACGCTCTTTTTGGCGACGTTGCAGCTTGAGGACGTGCTCACAGTATGACCGAGAACGTCGTGGTGGTCAGGCCGTCCTCTGTTATTTCAGTTGATATCTCAGGAGCTACGAGGGTCATCCAGGGCTCAGCTATTCCAAGGGTATCTGTGGAGGGCGATCTCATCAGGGTCACGGCCGTGGGCAGCCAGGGACCTCCTGGGGTTGACGGGGTGGATGGAGAAGACGGCTCTCCTGGAGCGCCTGGTGAGACGGGACTTTCTGGAAGCATGGTGCTCTGGGCTGAGGTGCCTGGTTCTCCTGCCAGGGTCTCAGACACGCAGTTTACTGTCTCAGACCCTGGAAACTCTGGCCTCCTGGATAAAGTCCTGGCAAGGTGCTTCTTCGTCCGCTGGAGAGATTCAGGAGCCAGGAAGTTTGCCATGATCTCCTGGTCCTATTACAGCTCAGACATTGTGTCCCTGGACATCATAGGCGATGCGCTCATTGAAGGCTTCACAGAGATGCAGTACTGCTGTCTTCCTGCAATGATCGAAGGCTTTCTGATCCCTGGGGCGCTGCCGATAACGAACGCAGTCACCATTGCCAATATCACCAAGATGTGGATCGTTCCGACCCAGATCTACATCATAAGCGCAGATGTCTATCTTGGAACCGCAGGCACTGGAAGCAGGAGCAATGTGATCGATATCAATATCTTCGACGGCTTCACCACTGCATCGAAATTTTCCAGCAAGCCGACATTGGGCATAGGGTCCAGCATGGGTTATGATTTTCCTGCAGATGACATTTCTGCGCCAGTCCTTGCAAACTCCTTCGTCACCATCGACCTGGACAACTCGACCTCCACTCCAGGCAAAGACCTGTACGTCTACCTCTATTACTGCCCCGTCTCATGGGTGGCGAGACCGTGATCGGTGAACTCTTTCTAGCTGATGACATG